ATCCGAAGGGACGAAGTATCACAACAGAGAAGTAAAAGGAATTATAGGTAATCAACGTATAGCCCGTGGTTATAGTAGAGCTACCAGTGATTCCCTTATGAACGCCTACACTAAGTTAGGTGAGTCATATAAACAAACAGAGTCTTTATACAAGAAGTTTTATAAAGGTCAGAAAGGTTTTGAAGGCGGACGATCGAGAACAGCACAAAGAGGTAACTTACTTGCTATGCTGCAAGCTAAAGGTAAACTAGAAAATGCTGTGTCGAATGAGTTTGGTCGAAATCTTGCAACGAGATACCAAGGTAATCGTAGACAGATGATGAACCTACGTGCTAAGAATAGAGCTAACGTCGGATACTTACCCGAGTATGGTGCACCAGTTATGATGCCGCCTAGCGATAGATTTAGTTCATTCCTTAACTTTGCGTTAGGAGTCGGAGGTATAATTGCCAGTGATATACGAGAAAAAGAAAACATAAAATATGTAGGAAGCTCGCCGCAAGGTCATAACATATGGGAGTTTAACTACACAGGACACTCTACACGCTACCGTGGAGCTATGGCTCAGGAAGTTGGTAAACTTAATCCTGATGCTGTTAAAATAATAGACGGTGTTATGCACGTAGATTATGATAAAATTGATGTTAAGATGGTGGAGGTAGTATGACCCAATCATATTTTGAATCGTTAGGACGGGCAAGCTCTCGTCCTCCTGATCTTAGTAAAACTAACTATCTAGAAGAAGAGCCTACAGAAGCTCTAGTAGATGTCAAGAATAAAGAGATAGATAAAGCTATCAAAGATTCTGAGGCATTTCATAAAGCTAATATAGAAATGTTTAATGCAGCTCATTCTCAAAAGATGGCTAACATTGACAAACTTATTAACTTTATGCCGAAGGCTAAGAAGTTAGTTGAAAAACGACAAGAGTACGGTGATCGTAGAGACGAGTTAAACAGACTTAAAGGTATAGGTAAAACATTAGAAACTGATGAACTTGAGCAACAGGCTAGTGTATTAAATGATGAATTAGGTGTTGAGATCAGTGGTGAAGCTGGTAGGCTAACAGCTGACGGTGCACCATCTGAGCTAATAAATACAGCACAAGCTGCGTCTATTTCTACACCACAACAAAACATCCGAAATGCTATAGATAAAGAAACACAACTGTTTCCATCATATTTAGCAGAATCTAAACGGTCGTTAACACTTACTGATGGTAGAGGATATACTGAGTTACTTAATAATGATGACTATATAGAGTGGTATGATACTCATGCTGCTATAATGCTAAGTGACTTACATGAAAAATATCCTGACGTACCAGAAAGACTACTACTTAAAAAATGGATACCAGCATACAGAGAAAATAGAAAAACTTATCTCTTAAATGCAGCACAGACACAAAATGCAATAGCTACAAATGCGTTTGATACTAATAACAAAATTAAGTTATGGGATTCTACACAAGCTGAAGTTGGTGCAGCTGATGCTCTGTTTGGTCCTACAGGATATATAAAAAGAAGAGCCGCCTACTACGAAGAACTTTACCCCGGTGAGGGTATGAAGTTTGCTAGACAGGAAATGGTTAAGAATATTAAAGAAGGAGTCAACGAAGAATATGTTACCACTCTTGATTTTTTGGAGGAAGAGTTCGTTGCAAATGATGGTAGCAGAACTACATTTCAGAAGAAGTTTCCTAGAGAATCTGCTGAGATACGTGGAGACTGGATTAAGCAACAGAATAGCAGATATGAAGAACAGGAAGAAAGATTAACAGCTGCAAAATCCTTATGGGAAAGTGTCAACATTGATGATTTTGATGGTGTCAAAGACTATGACTGGATGCAAAGCACAGCTAAATCTTACAGAGAAAAGTTCCAAACTACTGACTATCCAGAAAAACTAAAAAAAGCATATACTGATAGCTACGAAGATGAGTTTGAAAAAGTTAAACGATTAGCTCACGTCGCAGCTCAGGGTGGCACAGTTACATTAGAAGATGTATCTACAATACAAAACCCACCACTAAAAGAAAAAGCCATGAAGCTGGTAGAACAGACTTCACTAGCTGGTGTACCTAAAGAAATAGAAACAGATAGTAAAGAGTTTATAAAAGCAAACATAGCTAAGTATACATTTGAGAATGATCTTAGTAAGGCACAGACACCTAAGTTTAAAGCTATGGAACGTCAGTCTTATAAAGAATTTATCAAGAAATATGGTGAGCTAAAGAATCAAAACCAAACAGATGCTGTAGCCCAACGTGGAGCTGAAGAGCATGTACTTAAGAGAATTAAGGATGGTGATTTTGATGCACTACCTGAGTACCAGTATAATACTACAGGAGCCTACGATATAAACGTAGCTAGAACAGCTCTTAAAATAGATCCTACTTTAATATATAGTAACGTAGCTATGGCTGGAGAAGCTCCATACTTAGCTGAAGCTGAAACATATTTTAAGTCTGACTATAAAAAAGGTAGTATACCAGAGTACTATAAATTACTATCACAACTATACCCTGACTTAGATCCACACGATCTAGCTAAAACTAGACTAGAAAATGTAGGACTTATTAAAGAAGATACTAAATCAGCATACGATGGTGTTAACAATCCTAGACTACTAACAGATAAAAACACATCTTCCAGAACTATAAGAAGTGCACTTACTGATAATAATATGGATTGGATTCTAGATAGAATAGAAAACCCTGCACAGAGAGAACATGGTGGTTTTGATGCAATCAGAAACCGTAATGGTCAGTATGTAGAGTTACCTAAAAAACTTACAGAACACACAGTTGGAGAAGTTCTAGGTCTTATACAAAGAGGATATACAGACTTTGGTATGTATGACATGACTGGTAGTGGACTACTACAAGTACTATCTTCTGGTAGCATGCCTTTTGAGTTAGACGATATGTTTGACGAAGGCACTCAGAAAGCTATAGTACTAGGTCGATTAAGATACAAGAATCAACAAGGTAAAGCATTAAACGGTTTACCTCAGTTTAGAAGACTTGTAAACATTCCTCGTGCAGAAAGAGAGGAGTTTGAAAAGATTGTTGGTGACATACCTCCTATGAACCAGCTTGATAATTTACTTCCAGCGGTTGCCAAGGCACTCGTGGAAGATACAATATAATAAATTATGGAAGACAATGAGTTAGATCCGTTAGCGGTCGAACAAACTGAGCAGCTTGTTAATGAATTTGATAATCAACAAATACAGCATGAAGCCACGGCTCAAGCTAAAACAACAGAACAGGCTCAAGAAACCCAAGCTCTAAATGAGCAAGCTGATCCAAGGACCGCTGAAAGATGGGGATTAAATGCTTACGCTAAGGAAGCTCAATCTATTTTGTCAGGTGGTTTACAGGATACAGCCTCTTCTCTAGCTACTTTTCCAGAACGCACAGTAGATGCGATCTCTGGAGAAATGCAAAGAGAAAGAAAAGAAAAAGGTTATTACGAACCAGAGTGGCAGCCATTCAAAAGTTATGAAGATCCTATAGTTACTAAAACATGGTGGGGTAAACTCATGCGAGGCACTGTACACTTTGGTAGTATGGCACTCGGAACAGTAGCAGCAGCTAAAGGGTTAGCCGTAACAGGCGTTCCCTTACTAGCTGGTGGTGCTTCAGCATTACTAAAAGCTGGTAGCTTGACAAGAGCTGCCGGTATTGGTGCAGCGTCTGACCTTATATCAAAAGAATCAGACGGACACAACGCTCTAGGAGCATTAACTAAACACTATGGTTGGGCAGATACACCCCTAACTACTAAGGATACTGACCATCCTATTATGATGAAGGTAAAAAACATCGTAGAAGGTATGGGAATAGGTCTTGCATTTGACGGTGCACTCTATTTAGTAGGTAAAGGTGGTAGAAAAGTACAAGCACAGATAGCTGCACGTAACCAAAACATAGAAGAACAGACAATAGAATCTGGTATTGCACAGATCCGTAAAGGTGAAGAAGAATTTAGAGCTGATAAAAACTCTCCTATAGCTGACAGACAGCAGGGAGCACACGTATCAGAGGTAGATCCACAAACAGCTAGAGAACAGTTAGGTCGTACACGTAACGAGTGGGGATCTGAAGATGGTTCTACAGGATCAGTCACTAGACCACTAGAACGTGAGCGTATAGCTAACGAAGGTGGGACTACAGATGAGATTGTTGAGACTACTTTACGTGGATTAATGAGTTCAGATAAGTTTGCAAGAGAGTTAGAACTCGTAAAAGGCAATAGAAAAGCACTTGTAGACACATGGAGAGATGCCATAGAAGGTCACATGCGTATCACACAGGGTAGAAATGCTCTTGATATGACACCCGACGAGTATCTTGCAGAGCTATTTGCTACAAATGATGTCGTAAATGGTCAAGAAATCTGGACATCTGAGAACGTAGTGGTAGGTGACTTAGTTGTAGGTACATTACTTAAGCAACTAAGAGACACAGGCATAGCTGGTAGAGAGATTATGGATCTAGTATCAGTAGATGACATAGATGGACCAGCTAAACAGATTATAGATACGATGCTTACAGCGTTGTATGAGACTAAGAAAGCTAGATTTGTCAAATCTGACTCCTTCAGACAGCTAAAAGCTGGACAAAAGAAGGCAGCTATAGAGCAAGCAATCAAGCAAGACGTAGTAGATACTAAGGATTCTATCTTATCTATACTAAAAATAGCTAAAGATGATCCGAATGATGACCTACTTAATGCGTTGTTTGAAGCTTTTTCTATGATGAAAAACGTCAATACACTTGATGACTTTGACAACTGGGCAAGAACCGTACTAAAAGGTGGTAAACTAGACCCAACTGCTCCAGACCGTACAGGAGCTCTTATAAGAAGCTTACAGGAAATGATGAGTCATAGTGTCCTAAGTGGACCTAAGACACCTTTCAGAGCCTTACTCGGTACAGGTACAGCAACATTCCTTAGACCATTATCTACAGCTCTCGGAGCATCAATGCGTTACCCATTTACAGGTGATGCAGCTACCATCAGAGCATCGTTAGCATCCATTAATGCACTTAATGAATCTATACCAGAAGCATTTGAGTTATTTTTTACAAAGCTTAACGCATACTGGAAAGGCGACATGTCTACAATTAAGACACGTTATGCTGAATTTACTAAGGGTGATGAGAACTGGGAAGTTATACGTAGATGGGCAGAAGATAGTGGACGAGCTACATACGGAGATCGTGTGACGTTTGCTATGACTAACATGCTACGTAATCTAAACAACTGGAATATATTTTCATACTCTACCAAGCTCATGGCAGCAACTGACGATACCTTTAGATTTATGCTAGGTAGAGCCAAAATGCGAGAGAAAGCTATGCGTAGAGTACTAGACTTACAAGGGTCTGGTATAGAGTTACCTGAGATTACACCACAGCTTATGAAGGCTTACCAAGATGATTTCTATGGTGAGATATTTGACGCAGCGGGTAACATTAAAGACGAAGCTACACTGTTTGCAAGTAAAGAAGTTACACTAACACAGGATCTTACAGGTTTTGCAAAGGGACTAAACGATGTGTTTTCATCTACACCTCTAGCTAGACCTTTCTTTTTGTTTGCTAGAACTGGTGTAAACGGACTTGCACTAACAGGTAAGCATACACCCGGTTTTAACTTCTTAGTCAAAGAGTTTAACGATATAGCTTTTGCTAATCCTAATAACTTAGATTCTGTAGCGAAGTATGGTATTACAAACTTAACAGAATTACAGAACGCTCAGGCGTTACAGACAGGTAGACTAGGCATAGGTGCAGCTGTTACATTTTTAGCAGCACAGGCATGGATGAATGGTAAGGTAACTGGTAATGGACCAGCTGACAGACAAAAGCGTCAGGGTTGGATAGATGCTGGGTACATGCCTAGAACTATAGAACTAGCTGGCGTAAGAGTAGGATACGATCCTATAGAACCCTTTAACCTCATAATGTCAACAATCGCTGATGTAGGTGATGCAAGTGAACTTATGGGAGAAGAATGGACAGAAAGAGAATTACAAAAAATATCATTAGTTGTAGCACAAGCTATATCCAGTAAGTCATACTTAGCTGGTATACAGTCATTTGTAGAT